AGGAGAAGCAAAAGAAAAGTGGGAAGACTATCAAGTAGAACTACCTAGGTTGTTTACTCCACCTAAAGGTTCTGAGTTAGCTAAAGAAGGTTACTTCTCTACTGATGAGTACACACTCAAGTCTCTCAAGAGTAGGAACCAACACTCTCTCAAGGCTATTCAAACACTACTCACTAGGTCTGACTTAGAGAAGAGAGTATCAACGTACTACAGAGGCTTACTCAAGTTAGCTTCTGAACTTAACTGGAAGGAGAATATGATACATGGACAACTCAATCAATGTGTTGCTAGAACAGGTAGATTGTCAAGCAGTAAGCCAAACTTGCAGAACTTCGATGGAGGAATTAAAGGATTATTCTACTCGAGATTTACTTGATGCTTGGGGAAAGGTAGACTACGACTATGCTTTTACAGGCTGATGCACGCAGAAAGTACTTGACTAGAGTGGGTTTATATGGTATACTGGTATTATATGACTAGGAGAAGATAATGAAACCATATGATCCAGAGAAACGCCATGCTGAATACCTTAGAAACAGTGAAAAGTATAAGGAGCAACGTAAGACTTATGCTGCAGAGAATAGGGAAGCTAAGAATAAAGGTGCCTTAGATTACTACTATAAGACTAAAGTAGAAGATCCTATTCACTATCTGCTTAAGTATGCTAAGTTAAGAGCAAAACAAAAAGGTATTGAATTCTCTCTAACAAGAGAAGATATTAAGATCCCTGAATTTTGCCCTTACTTATTAGTACCATTAACAATAGCGGGGGATAGGAAACATTCGCCCTCAATAGATCGGATTGACCCTTCATTAGGTTATAGTAAAGGTAATATAGAAATTATATCTACCTTAGCGAACTCTATGAAGTGGAACTCTACAAGAGAAGAGTTAATTCAGTTCGCCAAATCAGTTCTCTCGAAGGAGGATATAAAGTGATGTTACTCCAAGCGGATGCAAAACAACTTTCTTGAGTGGGTAGGAGCCACATACTTAAGTCAAGATCAAGTAGCTATAGAAGAGATTCTTAAAGGGGTAGACCAGCATGCAGACAACCAACAGCGATTTGGATTACCAAGTAGACTCATTGCTAAGACATTCGTGTTTCGACTCATCTACGGAGGTTCAGCGTACTCTTATGCGAATGATCATAACTTCTCAGCTATTGGTAATGAAGAGTTCTGGCAAGGAGTCATTGACCAGTTCTACGAAAAGTACACAGGACTAAAGGTATGGCATGATCAATTACTAGAACGTGCTATGCGTGATGGTCGTATCGAGATGCCTACTGGTAGGGTCTACAAGTTTGAACCTGAGGTTAAGTATGGTAAGGTTAAGTTCCCTCGTACTAAGATCTTAAACTACCCTGTACAAGGACTAGGTGCTGATCTCATGGCACTAGCTAGGGTCTCACTTCGTAACAGATTAAAAGATAAAGAAGGAGTCTTAATGATAAATACAGTACATGACTCAATAATACTTGACTTTGATCCTAAAGTATGGGATAATATTAGTCTAGTCAAGTTAGTTACAAACTGTTTTAACGATGTACCACTTAACTTTAAAAAGATATTTGGTTCGGAGTTCAATCTACCTATGAGGGTTCAGTGTGAAGTTGGACCTGACTGGGGCAACATGGAGGAAGTAAATGCTTAGAATTAAAATTGTGGATGTAGGTACCCCCACAGCCCATCAAGCAGCTAATGGCTTAGAGTATGAAGCTATAGAAGTTATCTTTAGAGATACTGATGAACAAGTTAAATCCTGGAGACTATTCTCTTGGAAAAATAAACATGTTTACAAGGCTGCAAGAACATGGACTAAGGGTACCGAAGTAGATGTAGAGGTTCAACAAGACAAACGAGGTTATGATCAATGGGTCAATACAACAGAGGTTACTAGTACTCCTATAGGAGATGATGATGTTCCCTTCTAGTAAGACTTGGATCACAACTTTAGAAGTAGTAACTTGTATTCATATTATTATAAACGTATATAGACATTGGAGTATTTAAAGATGGCAATTAAAATCAAAGCAAAACTATTCTGGGCTCAACTAAACGAAACTAATGAGATGTCTGGTAAGTATCAAGTAGACTTAGCACAACTAAGTCCTGAAGCTGTCAAAGAATTATCAACACTAGGTATCAAGGTAAACAAACGAGATGACGACCAATACGAACGAGGACACTACATCACCTGTAAGTCTACCCTTCCTATCAAAGCTACTGATAGTAATGGCTTACCTCTTGCTACTGATATTCGTATCGGTAATGGTAGTGATGCAATTGCCGTTGTAAACTCTTATGAGTGGGAGTTCAAAGGTAAGAAGGGTACATCTCCTACTCTTAATACATTAGTAGTTAGTAATCTAATTGAGTACGAGTCTTCTGACTCTATCCCTGAAGGAGTAGCTGTATAATGATAGCCCTTATAGATATGGACCTTGTTTGCTTTCGTAGTGCAGCTAGTGCTGAAGAAGAATCAGTAGGCATAGCCATATCTAGAATGAAGGATCTGTTTGAGGGCATTCAATCTAAGGTTGGTGCTACCTCTTACAGAGCTTTCTTAACAGGACCAAGTAACTTCCGTAAAACTATTAACCCACAGTATAAAGCTAATAGAACAGCTCCTAAGCCTAAGCATTTGATTGCATTACAGAAGTATGCACTTGATCACTTAGGGGCTGAGTGGGCTCCTGATACTCTAGAAGCAGATGATGCTCTATCTATTCACCAAGATAAGGTGGGAGGTACTACTACTATCTGTTCTCTAGATAAGGATATGTTACAGGTTCCAGGGAAACATTTTCAATGGGCAATAGGTACACTTAGCTGGTCTAGACCTGATAACTTTGTAGAACAAACAGAGTTAGAGGGGCTACGACTATTCTATGAGCAATGCATTAAAGGAGATTCTTCTGATAACGTTAAGGGTATTCCAGGATTAGGTGAGGTTAAAGCCCGCAAAGCTTTAGCAGGACTTACTACTGAGCAGGCTATGTTCAACAAAGTTCACAGTCTATCTCTTATCGGTAAAGGAAACTTCCTTATGGATTCTCAGTGTCTATGGCTTCTACGTCATGAAGGAGATAGCTATGCTACTCGATATGAGAAATTACTAAATGCCCAAGTTCAAGAGTAAGTTAGAAGAAAAGGTTTGGAATACATTAATTAAAGAATATCCTCAAGTAGAGTACGAACCTACTAGGATTAAGTTTACTCAACCAGTACAAGAAAGAACCTATACTCCAGACTTTAAAACAGATTCGAGCAAGGAGATCTATCTTGAGGCTAAAGGGTTACTAGATCTAGAAACTCGTAAGAAGATGTTATGGTTTAGGGAATGTAATCCAGACATAAGAATAATAATGTTATTTCAGAATGCATCTAATAAGTTACACAGAGGTAGTAAGACAACTTATGCAATGTGGGCTGAACTTAACAACTTTGAATGGCTAGACTTTAGAAAGGATTGGTTAAATGCGTATAGAAAATTGTGTTCGCAATGAAGAAGATGGTAGTTTAGACTTTGACTTCAATGTTACTGAAGCTGAAGCTGGATTCCTTATGGACCATGCAATCAAGAACCTAGTGTTCAATGGTATCATCAAGATTCAAGAATCAGATGTACAACAAGAGTTAGATCTATTTAAACAAGAAGGAGGTGTCCCATCATGAGTTGTCCACTAGATCCTAACGATCAGCTAACTTCTGAGGAAATGATTGATGAAGATACAGCTGATGAATGGGATGAAGATCGGATTGATAACATAGGTCAGAATGGTAACGATGGAGATCACTATGGGTAAACGTATTATGGTAATTCCAGATACACAGATTAGACCTGGAGATGATCTATCTTTCCTTGATGCTATTGGTCGTTATGCAGTAGAGATGAAGCCAGACATCATTGTTCACCTAGGTGACTTTGCTGATATGCCTTCTCTCTCTTCTCATGATAAGGCTGGTAGTAAGTCAATGGAAGGTCAGCGTTACAAAGCTGATATCCAAGCTTCTAAAGATGCAATGAAGATTCTGCTTTCGCCCATAAGGGCGGAACAGAAGCGTCTAATAGAAACTAAACGAGCTAGGTGGAAGCCTCGTATGGTTATGCTTGGTGGTAATCATGAACATCGTATCAATAGGGCTATTCAGAACGATCCGAAACTTGATGGTTTAATTTCTTTAGAGGATCTTGAGTATGAGAAAAGTGGTTGGGAGTTTATTCCGTTCCTTCAACCTATTGTTATCGAAGGTATTGCTTTTTGTCACTACTTCGTTAGTGGTGTCATGGGTAATCCTTGTAATACTGCTCGTATGCTTCTACTCAAACACCATCAGTCTTGCATAGCAGGACATCAACAAGGTAGAGACATTGCTTACGGTAAACGTGCTGATGGTACTGAGATGACTGCTCTGATTGCTGGCAGTTGCTACGAGCATGAGGAACACTATCTCAATCACCAGACTAACAATCACTGGAGAGGTCTCTACATTCTTCATGATGTTAACAATGGTTCTTTTGACGAAATGCCTGTAAGTTTGAAATATTTAAGGAAGAAATATGCAACAATTAGCTAGTGAAGTACAGATTGGTGGTGATCACTACAAAGGATTTCCTATTCAACCTGCCTACTTCTGTCACATAAACAAGATACCTTATCTAGAAGCAACAGCTATCAAGTATCTTTGTCGGTGGCGTAACAAAGGGGGCATGCAGGACTTAGATAAAGCTATACATTTCATAGAGTTAGTGAAGGAGTTTGAAAATGTTAACGCTAATTGAGTTAAAAGAGAAAGTGTCTGAGCAAATCTCAGAGTTTGATCTAGTAGATTTACTAGGACTAACCTCTTGGGATATTGTAAATGCTTTCGAAGATAAACTTGAAGCTAAGTATGCACAAATTTTAGATGAACTTATAATAGAGGAGTATGAAGATGGCGAGGAATGATATAACAGGTGACAAACTAATCAGCAAAACAAACAGCAAAGCCTACGACGAACGTTACGACTTGATCTTTGGCAAGAAAGATGCTCCTGTCGACATTGTCGAGACTAATGTGGCTGACGACATAGCACAGCACATTAAAAACTATGAGGTCGGTCATAAGCAATACACAGATGAAGAGTTGTTCGGTAACAAATAGTATCACATGGGGGGAGTTAACGCTTCCTCCAATAAACCTTTACACTGTACCATATTTAACCAAAGGAAACTTAATGGAACTACCAAGTATCTATCAATCCATTATCCATCGTAGTCGATACTCTCGCTACCTTGATAAAGAACAACGTCGTGAGTCATGGGAAGAGACAGTAGATCGTTTAATCACATACTTAAAGAAACAAACAGGGGAAGTAGAGATACCGTATGAAGAACTACAAACTGCTATCTTAAATCTAGAAGTAATGCCTTCTATGCGTTTACTGATGTCAGCAGGTGAAGCAGTAGAGCGAGATAACATTGCAGCTTATAACTGTAGTTACCTAGCAGTCAATAACAAGCGAGCGTTTAGCGAAGCTCTCTACATTCTTATGAATGGTACTGGTGTAGGCTTTAGTTGTGAACGTCAAGAGGTCAGTAAGTTACCAGCTATTCCTGAGAAATTACGTGAGGTAGATGATGTCATCTTTGTACAAGACAGCAAGCTCGGATGGGCAAAAGCATTCAAAAAACTTCTCTCTTCTCTCTGGGAGGGAGATATCCCTAAGGTTGATTACTCAAAGGTTCGACCAGCTGGAGCAAGACTTAAAGTTTTTGGTGGAAGAGCATCAGGACCTGAGCCTCTTAAACGACTCTTTGACTTCACGATTAAGTCATTTAAAGAAGCTAGTGGACGAAAACTCACTAGTATTGAAGTACACGACATAATGTGTATGGTAGGTGAGATTGTAGTGGTAGGTGGGGTACGTCGTAGTGCTCTAATCTCCCTCTCTAATCTTACAGATCGTCGTATGCGTGAAGCTAAAATGGGAGCATGGTATAATGATAATCCACACAGAGGTCTCGCCAATAATTCAGTGGCTTATACAGAACGACCTGATAGTGAAACTTTCATGGAAGAGTGGATCTCTTTGGTTAAATCAAAGTCAGGTGAACGAGGAATCTTTAATCGTGTTGCTGCTCAAACTCAAGCTGCTAAATGGGGAAGACGTAGTAAGGATTTCAGTTACGGAACCAATCCATGCTCAGAGATTATCCTCCGTGATAAACAGTTCTGCAATCTTACGGAAGTGGTTGTACGGAACGGGGATACCGCAGAATCTCTTGGACGAAAGGTTAAATTAGCCTCAGTCTTAGGTACTATTCAATCTACTCTTAATAAGTTTAACTTCTTGAGTGAAGAGTGGGTAGCTAACACTTCAGAAGAACGATTACTAGGTGTTAGTTTAACAGGTATTATGGACGCAGAGATTACCTCTAATCCATGTCCTATACTTCTAGAATCACTACGAGATATTGCTAGGATTACAAATGAAGAACTTGCTGAAAGACTTGGTATTCCTCCTTCTGCTTCTATCACTTGTGTTAAGCCTTCAGGTACAGTCAGTCAGTTGGTGGATAGTGCTAGTGGCATTCATGCTCGACACAATGATTATTACTTACGACGTATTCGTATGGACAAAAAGGACCCCATCTATGAGTACTTACGAGCAAAAGGTGTTCCAGTAGAGGATGAAGCATTTAGACCAGATTCAACGGCAGTATTCGGATTTCCGATGAAAGCTCCAGCAGGTGCTATTACTCGTGATTCTAAATCTGCTCTTGAACAGTTAGAGTTATGGTTAATCTATCAGCGTCACTGGTGTGAGCACAAACCCTCAGTCACTATCTCTGTAAAAGATGAGGAGTGGGTAGAGGTAGGTGCTTGGGTTTGGAAATACTTTGATGAAGTAAGTGGAGTATCTTTCTTACCACATTCTAATCACACTTATGTTCAAGCTCCATATGAAGATATCACTGAAGAGACTTACAATAAGTTATTAAGTGAAATGCCAACAGATATTGATTGGAGTGACTTTATAGAACTCGAAGATAATACTGAAGGTGCTCAACAATTAGCATGTGTATCGGGGGTATGTGAAATATGATAGAATTTACATGGGAAACACTAGGTGGTTTAGTCTTTGGTGCTGAGATTATGGATAACCCTGATTTCAGTGTCAAGGAAGATAATCTAAAATGGGTAGTAGTTCTACATCTAGGTATACTGAGATTAGTATTCAGTAAATACATTATAGAAAACTAGTACTTTGTATGGAATATTTATCGATTTATTACACACAAACTATCTTGTATGTAATCTATTAGTAGATATTAAGTGTAAATAGGGTCAAATCGTCATAGACCCTACTAGAAGAAGCTACAACGAGTTTAGAGTATATTTTGATACAAGTATATCAACCTATAATTTAAATGCGTTGTAGCTCGATTCTAGAGGTCAATTCCTAAGATATTCTGGAAATAATCCTCTAATAGAATTACCCATAGCTTCTCTACGATCTGGAATAGATAATCTTTCCGCTTTCTCTAGTTTATTCTTATTTAAAGTCTCTCTTCTTTTAATCCTATCTTTTGCAACATCTTCAGCTTCTCTAAACTGAGGTGAAGCTGCTCCATAAATAGGTGTACCAAAGAAACTAGCTGCTCCATATTTAATTTTTTCACCACTAGGTGCATCAAAGGCTGCTGTTACTTGAAATGGTACAAAAGGTTTAGTAACTGTCTTAAGAACATCTACAGGTCCTTGTACATAATTAGATCCTAACTCTGCAATAGTCTTAGGGAAATAACCTAGTTTATTAAACCCTGTTTTAAGAGGATGTAATGCCCAATGGGGTCCTTCCATAGAGTGTTTTGCAGCTTGCATAGTAGAACCATCACCTAAATCAATACGAGTAGGATCTTCATTCTCCCACATGTAATGCCCTGATGTAGCTAAGTTAATTCCATTAAGAATAGTTGCCCAATACAAAGCAGTAGTAGCTACATATCGTCTAGACAAATCACCTGATGTAATAGGATTAATAAAACCCTTAGCTCCCTTCTTAATCTCCCATCTACTTGGAGAGAATAATTGCTTAGGAAGAGCACCTGTAAATGAAGATAGAGTAGAAATAGTCCAGTCTGGAGCAAAGGCTACAATCTGCATCCAAGCTCTTCCAGAAAGACTAGTTGCTTTCATAGCGTACTTACGTAGAATTGGGTTCTGTATATCACTAGCTATCTTAATCCAGTCTAGTCCACCAAAAGATTTATTAACAAAGTTAGAAACTTCACTTCTAATTACTTGGTCTTCCATAAGAGGATTTCTAGCTTTAATCTTAGCAAATAAATACTGAGCTGTAGCAAACTTACCAGCAGAGTGCATAAAGTCCCAAGTAAATCTATTCAAAGGTTGCAATAGATCAGCTTCTGCTTTATCTGCAAGTATTCTAGTAATCTTAAGATCTTTTTTAGTAGTAAATCTATTCAAAAGATCATCAGTACTCTTAGCAATATCTCCCACTATACCTTGTTTAATATCCTCAGTTTCCATCTTAAGACCAGCTCGTTTCCAGTTCTCAACATCTTTACTAAGACCATCATGACGTAGTGTTTCAAGAGCAGCTTTTGTACCACTAAACCCACTCTTAAACTCTTTAATCATACCAAAAGGAGTAGCAGTTGCTCTAGCTACACCTAAAGAGGTAGCATGGAATAAAGATGCCATAGTAGTAATAGTTTTAGAAAGCATAGATACTAGACCCATACTTTTAACAATTAGTCCAGGATCAGTTTGTCTAACAATATGACTTAAAACATCCACTAGGTCTGGATGAACCATATAATCTTTTAGAAAACCAGCAGCCTCACTTGTAAACTTTACATAATCTTTTCTAAAGCCTTCTTTATAGTCTTTAGTAAGTAGTCCTAATGAAGTACCATCTTTAAAGTTTACTATTTGTTTCTCAAGAAAATTTGTTAAACGCTTTTGAAGTACAGCACCAAGCATAGACTCCTGATAAACCTCAGCAATCCTAGCAATATCTCTTTGTACTATAACACCTGTAGTATCTATACCTAACTCTTTACCTGCATCATAAACAGCAGCCTCAAGGTCTCGTATAGTTTCATAGATACGCTCTAAAGAGAAGTCTCTAGTAAATCTACTTTTAGTATCTCCAGAAATTCTATCTCTAAGAGATTTTTGACTAGCCTTAGATAGAGTTGTCTTAGAGAAATCTAAAACGTGTGTAACATAGTTCTCACGTAAGAAGTCAAAGACACCCTCTAGTTTAGCTTGTTTACCTATAACAGCAAACCTAGCTTTAATTACAGGTAATACCTTTATGGCATTCTCTTCAGAAGCTAAATTCTCAAGGTAATCTACACTCTTCTGTAGTCTATCTGTATGTTCTTCAAGGTATTTAGTTTGAGCTTCTAGACCTTCAGATGCAGGGAACCCTTTCTTAGTTTCTCTAGCTACATAACCACTCTTACCATCACGACCTGTCCAAAATGTATCAAAGCCATCAAACTCAGCTCCACCTTTAAGATGATTAAGAGCTCGTTTATATATATAAAGAACACCTGTTAATCCAATCTCAGGGAACTTACCTTTAGCTTGTTTAGCTGCAGCTACTTCTGCTGTATCTCCATAAAGAGTTTGACGCTTTACTTCATCAGGCATTAGGGTATCACGAGTTTTTGCACCCTCAATAGCCATAGTAATACGTTCCCTAACTTTTACATTAGGAATCATACGTTCAATTGACTCTTTCCAAAGACGAGCAGCTCTCTTATTCAAAGCTACATCTGCAAGAATACGATGCACTGCATTAACAGGAGTCTGTTCTGTAATAGTATCTTCTTTAAATATATCACCTAAATTTAAAAGAGTAGGATCTGCTTCAACATCTTTAGCTGCTTGCTCAGTAGCACTGACTTTAGGAGCTTCTGCAACAGGTTTTACTTTAGTCTCTTTAGGCTGAACCTTACGCATCATATTATAAAAATCTATGTCAGACCACATAGAATTAGGGTTCATATTTCTAGTAAGATTGCTTAAAGGTTCTCTAAAACGATCTCCTTCTGCTTTAGATTTGTAAGCATCAGCTACACCACGACGTATTGTTAAGATTTCACCATTACCTAAATCTAAAGTAACTGAAGAATCTTTTGGATTAATATTAAGAACAGTTCCTACTTTATTTAAATCTCTAAGAGTTATTTCAGACAACTCTGGAAAGTTTTCTTTTGTTAAATCTGGATGTCCTCTGTTAGATGTAGTTTCTACAATAGGTTCTGCAAGAGTAGGTTCACCATCTACTCTAGCTTCTTCTTTTACTTTAGGAGCAGATTCTGTTTCCATCTTAAGAACTTCTTGTTCCGCTATATCTAACTCAGCTTCAAATTCTTTAGTAGTTTTAACAGACCTGTCTTTAACTCCAGTTAATCCTTTATATGCAAGTCCTGTAGCTTTAATGCCAACACCTAGAGTACCAAACATAGCTCCAGTATTAGCAATACGCTGTAGATTTAAACCAGTAGGATCACCAGCACTAGCAAATGTTTCAAGTCCAGCTCCTAGTGTAGCACCTTTAATACCAGTTTTAGCAATACTTTTAGCTGCTGCTACTTTACCTACTGCAACTACAGAACGCATTGCTGATGGACCACCACCTATAAAGAATATCTCAGGATCTTTTCCTAGCTCATAGAACATGGACTTAGCTGTTTTCCAAGGATTAGCTACAGCTTCTTTACCAAATTCAGTAAGAGTTTCACCTATAGAAGGTTCAGGAGGAGCTAGTTTAGCTTCTTCTTTAGCTTTAACTAGTTCTTGTTGTTTAAGTAAAGCATACTCTTTATTCCAAAGTGCTTTATACTGCTTTGGATTATTTTTAATTTGAGCACCATACTTAGAAACAATAGTATTATCTGCTTGCTTCATTAAAGCATCATCACTCTTAAGTGCTGGTACAATTCCTCTACCTGCAAAACCAGACTTAAAGTACTCTTCAGTAGTCATTTCAGGACCAGTACCTAACCAGTTCTGATTTTCTTTAGGAGGAGTTTCTGGAGTTCCCCAGTCAATTCCTGAACCTACAGGAGTACCCCAATCAATACCTGATTCACTAGGAGCAGGAGGAGCACCCATAGCTGAGTAATCTTCACCTCTATTAGTAATATTAGAGACTTCAGTTCCTTGCTTAAACTCAGGTACAGCAAAGTCTTCAGATGTTAACGGATTAACAGAAGGTTCTGATACTGGTGCATCCCAATCAATTCCCGAAGTAGTTGCCATATTTATTTAGCTACTCCTAGTTTTCTAGCTAAAGCAGTTAAACGAGCTTGTTCTGCTGGATTACCTTTTGCTGCATTCCATTTAGCTACATACTCAGCATGAGCTACAGATCTTTTAGCAGGGTCTAGACTAGGTACAGCACCTAGAGTTGCTTGTGGATTATTTGCTTGAGCATTAGTAGTAATAACATCACTAAACTTTTGCCTAAAGATAGAGTTTTGATTCTCAATCTCAGCTTTATTAGCTATAATAGTTGCTTTCTTAGCTTCAAGAATATTTATATTAGCTTGAATTGTCTCTTTGTCTTCACCAGCAAAGTTAATCTTAGATCTAAAGTTATCTAAAGCTCTATCAACTTGTTCAATATCATTACCAAGTTGTTTAACTTGATCATCACCAGCTTTAACACGAGCCTCAATATCTTTACGAGCAGCTACTTCTCTACGCAATTTTAAGTTTGAGTACTTAAATTCAAGGTCTCTATCTGTTTTAGCAAGTTGTGCTTTAACTCGCATACTTGTAGTTTCTACCATAGCAGCTGCTTTAACTAGAGCAGTATCTTTAGAAGCTTCTATTGTCTTAAGTTGACGTTGTTCCATAGAAGTAGTAGCAGCAGATTCAGCACCATTAATATCACTATTTAACTGAGCCTCCCAAGCAGTATCAGGTAATTTGCGAAGTTTATCTGCCTCTTCTTTACCCATAACTTGTTCATACTTAGATACGTAGTTATCCCAGAACTGTTTCCTAAGCTCAGGTCTATCTTTAGATACTGTTTTAAATGCTTCTAAAGTACCATTAGCTTGTGAACCTATGTATTTAGCAGCTTGTATATTCTGAGTTAGAGTATCTGATCTAGCCTTAGTATTACGATTAATCGTATCTTGAGCTACAGCTTGAGCTTTCATTCTGTAGTTAATAGACTCTCTTGTGTGACCTTTAGCAGCCAACTCATCAGCTACTTTATTTAAGGCAGCAGCAGGGTCTTTAATATCTTCTTCTGAAAGAGATTTAAATATAGCGTCTAAGTCATTAGCTTTACGTAACTCTGGATCAGCAGCTTGTCCACCAAATAAAGAAGTAATACCATTAGTAATAGCACGGTCTAATTTACCTTTATAGTAACCTTCAGCTGCTCTAGGATCCATATTACCCATAGCAATAGCTTCTTTAAGATAAATATTTTCTTTATCTTGTTTGTACTGATTACCAAAAGAACCTAGATCTTGTATTTCCCACTCACCTGGCATTAATTGATTAGCTTGTGCCATTATTAAAATCTCCCCAATGGATCATAAGAACCTCCAGAGCTCCACTGTCCTCCTCCAGAGCTTCCACCACCAAACAAACCACCCCAATCCATGTTACTTGCACTATTAATCAAGTCACCCCATTGATTAGCATTAGCATTAGACTTATAAAGAGCATTTAAATAGTTTTGTTGATTAATATTAGAGTTAATCTGACCTGCATTTTGATTTGCACTAGTAGACATGTTACCAAAATTCATACCAGCAGTCATAGTATTAGCACCTAGACCCTCAACAGCACTACCATAACCAAATAGAGTATTAGCTGTTTCATAAGGTTGTGTAGCGTATGATTGACCTAGACCATATAGAGCACCTGCTTGAGTAAGAGTATCTGCTTGGATAGAACGAGCTCTATCTTCTGCTCCTACAGCTAAAGCTGCATTCTGTTGTTCACGAGCCATTGCTTGAGCATATTGTTGTGGGTTAACATAACCTTGACCCATACCAACACCTTGACCTAAAGTACCACGACTAAACTGAAGATCATTTAGACGACTAGATTCTTGAGCACGACCTGGTTCTAGAAGACTTAACTGACCACCTAGATAATCTTGAGTCATAGCACCAATGTCCATATTGGTAGCTTGATCAAACAACCCCTTACCATAATCTGATACTTGTGTAGCATAAGCTAACTGATCAGCAGAGGGCATAGCACCAGTAGCACCTGCATAGAACTTATCTCTGAATGCTTGCATTTCAGGAGTTAATGTATAAGTAGCAGTTTTGTTAGCCTCATCTATAGTAGAGGTACCATAACCTGATTTTATACTATAAGGGGTAAATCCAGCAGCAGTAGGGGATGTTCCCCCTTTAGGACTTTTAGATAATAGACCACCAGCAGCCCCAGCAGCAGCACCAGCCCAGCCACCAGTAGCAAAACCAGTTAGCCCTCCAGTAATTCCCTTTACTATTTTACCCATTATATATTACTCCAAATAAACATCATACTTTTAGACCCATCCGCTATTGTTATTTCATCTAAACAAGGGTGAAATCCCATCATGGTAATAAACTTTAAATGTTTTTTATCCATCTTGTCATGAATTGCGATAATTGGTTTATCTTGCTTAGAAAATAAATTATAACTATCTATTATTAATTGTTGTTTTACTGTCTTATTCCACCGACTAACATCACAATGTACTACTAATACTTCTTGTATTTCATTATATAAGACTTTTTCAAAATAAACCCTATAATTATTTTTAATTAATACTGGATGTTTCATACCAAACTAAGTTGTGTAAGGGTTACAACACCATATGGTGTATTTGTACTACTACCACTATAATACCCATAACAATATACTTGAGAGCCATTAAATATAGTTTGGATATAATAATTCTTACCACCACCTGTACCACCATGTTGTGTAGTCAAAGCAGTTCCCATAGTAAATGTATGAGTAACAGTAGATGGAGGATTTACCCAAGAAGTCGGATAATCTGTTACATTAGATGTTATATATATTGGAATACCAGTAGGAAGTTGACTACTCTCAAAGTAACTACCATTATTTACTGTAAGAGTAGCAGTAGAAACGCCACTACCATAAGCAGAAGCTACTGAAATGTCAAGAGTGATGGCTCTGTTATACATATTACTCATAGAAATAGATGTACCAGATGTTCTTGCACCACCAAAAGCTCTAGGAACACTATCATTTAAAGAGATAGTTGTACCTGAAGCAAAACCTCGCTTTAAGTTAATATCATTAAAAGATATAGCCCCTGAACTCTGTAATCTACCAGCCATAATTAAACAGTTCCATAAGCAGTGATATTACCTACCACTGTAAGATTTCCATTAAAATCTACTTTCATTTTATTTGTAGCACCATACTTAAATACTAAATCAGTACCTGATTGAATAACTGACCAACCAGCACCAATATTTAAAGTAGTTACATTTTCTGTAGTAACAGTAGATGCTGAAACCCCTGAAATTGTACCTCCTGTAATAGCCACAGCGTTAGCATTTTGGGCACTCATTGTACCAAGAGTACCTGTAGCGGCAGTTACAAATGCAGTTGTTGCTATTTGAGTAGTATTAGTGTTAGGGGCAGCAGTTGGAGCTATAGGTGTCCCTGTGAATGTAGGAGATGTAGTATCTGCTTTACTAGATACAGCAGTAGCAATAGCATTATACTCAGCATCAATCTCACTACCCTTAATAATTTTAGCAGGATTACCTGTAAGCAAGGCATCCTTTGTGTAGAAGTTTGTAGCCTTCACGTAATTTGACATTATAACATCTTCCCTGTTTTCAAATAGATTGTTAATTGTTGTAGGCTAACTGGAGCACCTTCAATTGGAACTTCCACACCAAACTGCAATATTTTACCTGACCCACCTAAGTGCATCACAATATCATTAATAGCAATACCAGTAGAGAATTCCCCTATGTTGTATTCAGCTATATTATACTCAGCACTACCACCAATAAAGTCTTTTGTATATGTTCTACTTGTGTACTCATTCTGATAGTCAAACCCATATTTAAAAATAATATCTTGAGTACCTGCAGCGATTACAACTACACTTGCTTTCTTAAGGAATTTAAGACTAAAGGGTTCACCTGCATCAATGTTAGAGGTATAGTATTCTAAACGATAAGAACCACCATTATCATCATAACCAAAGTACTTACCAACACCTCCAGCCATACCTAGATAAAGGTTTCTATCCCTTGTCTTACAAAGAGCTTTAGGTAAGAAGTCTTCCCATGTTGTTACACGAGCAGCTCCATTCTCTAATATCTGCCGTAAGTCAAAGTAAAATGCTTGTTTAAGAGAAGGGAGTACTAAGAGATAAAAAGCATCTCTCTCGAAGTATACACTTTTAACTTCTGTCAATACCTCACCTGAGATATATTGAACTAGGTCATCACGTATGTTAGCGGATAAATCACGCATAGGCATACTCTTGTCTTGAACTACTCGGTTAAAACTACGAACACCACTATTACTTAAAAATATTAAATCTGTACCTGTTTGTTGTATAGTGTCACGAGCAATACACCCAACACCTGTTATTACATCAGCAAGAACTAAGTTTGTAGGGTCATTAGGTGATTGATAGATTACAATGTTATTACGGCAGAATATAACAAGAAAGTTATTGTGTGAGGATATACCTACAATCTCATCACTACTACCAACAACAGATTCAATATCAATTAAGCCTGAACCTACTCCTGTAAATGCTGCACCATCAAGTAGTTTACTATAGTAGACAGTAGTCTTAGCACCCGTTACACCTGCCACCCAATGACGACCAAAGGCAGTATGAGTACAGTCAGGGTCAAAGGTAGTTACACCTGTAGGCTTAGAGCCGTAGTCACCTACTCGTTGCCAAATATAAGGACCACTATGATTTTTCTTACGATATACAAGGAGAGGATTACCTGTTTGTGCAGCAAATCCATACATAGTATTACCATAACCAGCACCTTCAGCTAGTTGTGAGAATTGCCACCTATTCCCTGTAAAAGTAATTGTAAGGTTAGTTGTTTGGTCTGCTTGTTTAACTGGAAGTGCAGTAAGAGTACTAGAACCACTATACATCATACCACCACCACAAGAAAGGATAGTAGGTGTTAAGTCTGTATCTATAAACTCAAATAAAGCTTCTAGATAAGTAGTAGAACCTAGCCCATCTCGGTTAGTAGTAACAGGTGTCCAACCTCTACGGCTGCCTAAGCGACCAAACTTATCAATAATACAGTTAATGGCTTTAGTAGCATAACCACTCTCTAATGTTACACCACTCTCTTGGGTATTTAAACCTAAGAAACCAAGTGCAGCATTACTAAGAGCTTTTAGTTGACCTGCCATTATTGAGGTGTCCAAGTAATTTCATCAGGTCTATGTGCTGATTCTATAGCAATTAAGTCAGCTGCTAGAGAACGATAACGTTGCTCTTGTTCCACATAACCACCATCATCACCTCTTTCACTGATAGCTCTAGCTAAAGCTCCTTCTATAAGAAGATTAGCTGGGATTTGTATTTGGGTACTATCTACTGTTAAGTCTGCTTGAGGTAGTACTACGTTTACTCTAATATTATACACACCATCAGGGATAGGAAAGATATCTATCTGACTATCTCCATTACTATCTACACCATTAAAGTTATAGTATAGAGGAGAAGCATGTTGAACAGTAGACATAAGAAACTGTTGGTCAAACCAACGAGCACTACGCTGTTCCATGAAGAAGTCATCAGTATCATTAACTACATCTAGTACACGAAAACGAGTACCTGAATCAACTAGTACATAGTTAAATAAAGAAGCAGTAGTAGTAGCAGTAAGAGTTGTACGGAGAACAGACCAATCCCAAGCATTCTCTATCTCTACTTTCACTACATTAACTAAATCTCCAATCAGTTTGGAGTATGGAGTTTCATTGACAGTAGTAACTTCACTCTCACGAAGTCGTCTTAAAACTCTATTTACACATTCTAAGTATGTCAATTTAAAATCCCTTAATTATAATACAATTATACCACAATAGACTTTGTTTGTCAAGGTATTTATTACCACTTGACTTTATCTGCCCAGTATGCTGCAGACATCTTACCCTTAGCAATATTAGATGCATGACGAGCTTTGAATGACTTTTGTCTAGCTTTCTCACTTGGAGTCTTAGGATTAGATCCAGCACCACTTACACCTTGTTGACCAAATCGAATTAACTTCTCTTTATCACCTTCTTTAGCTAATACAGCATGAGATTTAGTTGGGTGACCTGGAGTGCGTTTAGGTTTATTGTAACCTTCAAATGTTTCTTGTCCCTTCTTAATTGGCATACTTATTTCCTTAAAGTTAGATACATACGTTCACCGATAACGAAGCTCATACAAGCCCCAGAGAGATCTAATAGAATAAGTTTAATAGCTTCACCTACAGAAGGAGTAAAGATTGCAGCAATGGTAGCTAACCAAATTAAAAGGATAGCAGCATAACGGAAGATAGCTCTAACATCTGTTACCCATTGATGAGGTTCACCTGAAGGTTTATCTATCTCTGCTAGTGCTTTAAGTCTATCTGTTTCTGCAACCATTAACTTGATACGTTCATCTACGTTCTGAGGTGTACCCCCAGCTCCTTTTGAGAACTTAGCGAATAAACCTCGAACACCATCTGTAAGTGCTGGAACAACAGCAGGTAAAAGTAAAGATAAAAGTCCACCCATAATTTATAATCCTTTTGTATAAGTTGTAGTATCACCATTACGACGTGCAGTTAATACCTCTCTACGCATCTTAGGGTCAAATGAAATGTGAACCCAAGTACCTTCATATATTAACTGGTCAAACTTAATATCACTTCTAGCTAAAACATTAGCAACAGTATAAGGAGTGTGTCCAGAGGCTACAAAGTCTATAGCATATCCAAGTAGGTGAGCTGAAGTCTTAGAACCTCCTACAGCCTTATTCACTGCTGGAGAACGATAGCCACTATTGACTGTAATAGATACATTACCTAATACTTCCCTAACTTGTTCCATATAGAAAGCAGTTGTACGAAGTACTTCTAGTATATCATTAGGTGGTGAATTATCTAATGGTTTATTAGTAACTGTTAGTTCTTCAAGAGAGAAGTGAGGAGACAGTTTCATTTAATCATCCAACCATGAGCTGAGGCATAGCCATATAGAAGTAAAACTAGAACTCCTGATGAAATACCTCGTAGTGTCCACTTACCAAATAAAATATACTGTTTATCAAGCCATTCAGAGATAGCCTCTTTGATAGCTTCTTTATGTAGCTCTTTTTGTTCTTCTGGTGACATATCATTTTTCCTACGGTTAAATTCATCCATTATTTTACCCTTCTTAATCCAATAATTCTATTCATCATAGGTCAGCAGGTTCTGGTGTGTTGCCAAGTGCTAGCCAAGCGAGATAGGCTTGGTAG